TTGGTGCATTAGCACCAACTTAGGATTCGACCCTGCCGACATATGCCGTTTAGTTTTTGTGATGATGTTGTCGATTGCCTCTGAGTCGAGGTCTTTCATATCGCTATCATCATCATCAAAACCATCAATGTTTCCTACAAACAACTCAAGATCATGAATAATAACCTTTTCGCCGTTTTCTGTTATTCGGTGTGATGGTCGAGTCGAACCCATTACCGTAAGTATCGCATTTGTCAAGCGAATGTGGACACCCGTTTGGTCAAATTGGCGGTATTGGCGTTTGTGTACCCTACTTCTTGGGTTTATTGACTGTTTGGTCTAACTTCTCAAGAGAGTTTTTATGAAAACGCCATTGTCTACCCGCGCGAGTTGCGGGAATCTCTTTCCTTTGCGCCATGCGTTGCACAGTTCTGTCGCTCACCTGTAACATGGTAGCAACCTCTTGGGTCGTATAATAAAAGTGTGGGTATCTATAACTTGACATTACATCATCCCGCCATATTTGAAGCCCTCATCTGGATATTGACCAGACGCGATAAGTGCTTGTTGCTCAGGCGTGTTGTATCGCCTAATAGCAATCATATCAGGTTTTCCATTAACGTCTAGTAACCCCTCATCTTCTGCTTCGTCCCAAGTGATCTCTGACAGCGTACCCCGACAGTTGTATCCGTTTGGCGGTCGAAGTCGCAACCTATCTATTTCTGCGGGAGTTGTAACATATCCATCCATTGCAGCATGATGCGGTCTTGATCTATCGTCCACAATCTCAGAAATCATTACTAGCGGGAATAGGTCTTGTGCCTCTGGGTCACGAAGAACCGACATTGTGCCTTCATTCGCAGCCGTAGAGAGATTTGTTCGATAGATTGTTTCAAGCCTCGCATCGGTTATATTCTTTGATTTTATTAGTTCGTTCTTGTTTATGAAGTCTGGAAGATCAAGTGTTTCATCGGGCATAACACCACGAATAGCATCACCAAGCAACTTTTGAATGTTTACAACTACACTTTGGTCTACATCTGAAACCCAAAACTCCTTTCTTATTGCAGCCCGAACACCCTTAGATGAGGATTCCATTAACGGCAAGATTCCCGCACGTTCTGCAACAACTATCTCCTCGGCAATAGATTTTGCCATTGACATCATTATTGCCGTTTCTTTCTTCATGGGCAAACGGGAAAATAGATCATCAAGTGCCTCTTGGTTTACTCCCGCCTCAAATACTGATTCAACCAAGTCCACCTCAAAGATGTCGAACATCTCATCGAACGCATCTTTCTTCGCAAACTTCCGCTTGTGGGTTATCTTTGGGTTGTTAGGGTCGAATGAACCCGTGTTTCCTATGGCAGATTTGATTTGGGTTGGGTTGAAAACCATAATTTCATCACCAATATCGCCAAAATTTGTTCCTGCGCTTCTAACACCATCAAACCCTCCTTCAATTATTGCTTTTGTAAAAGAATACGAATCAAAATAATTTCCTAAAGCACCCATGCTATCGACATTGGGAATATCGTTTTTTCTTAGATAATCTCTGGTAGCAAAAGTTATTAAATTCTTAGGATTTTCTACTTGCGCATCACTTAATCTTGAATCGCCATATTCAGTTTTTCCGTCAAAAGTATATGAAAACTCCCAAAAATCCCCACTTTTCCACTTCTTGACTTCCGCTTCGCTTTGGAATTTTTTTGAAACATCACTTGCTTCTTTGAAGGTGGTTTTGTCATCTTTCATAAGAAGGTTTGGTAGATATTCAGCAACTTTATGAATATCGTCATCTAGTCGTAATAGTTTTTCTGATTTGACATATACAGGCATTACAGAACTACCGTATTTTTCTGCATCGCTTACTTCGGTTGTAAAATATAAACCTTGACCAAGAAATCCATAACTTCCTGTATTAGTACCTAATTTCAGGGTATCAAACTCGTCAAAATCTTGATTAGTTCCATGATAAACAACTAACGGTTCACCGCTATCGTCTACAACTTTACTGTCACCAAACCAAGACTTAAACTCTGGCGTTGATGTCGGTGATCCACCACCGTCACCCTTGTGTTGTGGAAACAATGGCAACACTATTTTGAGTGCCTCTGGTGAAACAAGAAAAGCCTCCTCCTCAAAACTTCTTGGCATACACTCTTGGCACATCAAAATATCTTCTAGCGATACCTCATAGGACATGACGGTTCTTTCCCCGACTTTATCACCAACTCTACCCTCGGCAAACTTTTGTGCTTTGGAAATATCGGTTGTTACAAACTGTGGTGATGTGTAATCACCATGACTATCTACAAAGTCCCCCCGATAAACCGTAATGGATTTTGTATCTGGATACTTCTCTTTCAACCAATCCTGAGTCAGCGTGTAATAATAGTCTTTGAGTTTCTCAACAACATCATCTCCCTCAGTGTGCCATTTGATGAGGTCATTGCCCTCGTCATCGTATAGAACTTCCTCAAACTCTGTAAGCATGAGGTCTATCGCATCTCCTCTATACCCCCACAGTGCTTGAACAATATCTTCTGAACGTAGACTTGTATCTTCATCTCCCTGAGTAAAGGCTGTATCCCTGATTGCCCCAACTAGACCTGCCTCAACCTCTGTCAAATCATCTTTTGTAACTCTTTTTCTCGTTGCTGTTGCTTCACCACCACCCTCGCCCGCGCAAGTGTTACCTTCTTGGAAACCCGCGTTGCCTTTTTGTCCTGCACCACAATTACTAGCAAACTTCCGCTTGTGTGTTATCTTCGATGCTTCTTTCAGGTCTAATTTGTATAGTAGGTCTTTGTGAACTGACCTGCTTTTTGCGCCTGTACGCTCAAACCCAAGTTTTTCAAACAGTGACCTGCTTGCTTCGTTTTCAAGATACGCAAGAACACGATGCGCACCTTTTTCCCTAAGCACTTCTATCGAGTTTTTAACCAAAGACTCCGCGTAGCCCTGCCTCCTCTTGTCCTCATCTGTCCGAATGCCGTCCATCCACCCTGAGAGTGTGCCTCGATAATCTTCATTAAACTCCTTGTATGGTCTTTCACCTCGTATATCAAACCCATCGTCAAGCGTGAGCCGAACTCTTGCACCATCGTTGGTCGCCTCTGTCTGGAAGATTTCGTACTCCTCCTCTCCAAGATGTGAGTGGTATTTAGTTGACCACTGATCTTCGCCCGTATCCTTGTTCTTTGTTATGCTGAAACCACGATCACCCACTTCATCAACAATTCTCTCTATCGCTGAATCTATATCAATACCACGCTCAGGATCAATAGAAACAGTTGCTTCTCCATGTCGCGCCCCCTTCTCAACATTGAAACCACCGCCAATGGGCATCGAGTGGTCTGCTACACGAACATCACCAATAAACTCACCGTCCAATTCGACACTAATGTATTTAGATTCCCCTTCATATCCTGAAATGCTAATGTCAAATCCCAATTCTTCTAATTGGTTTCCAATATCACTAGCAATAGAGTCTGTACCTTGTTCTTTTATCCAAGCACGATTGTCCAAATACAAATCATCGGCTTCCTGTTCTGCTTTGGCTATCTCTGCTTTTTCTCGCGCGACTTCTTCTACATTTTCGTTCTCTTTCCTTCGCAAGTGATCGAGCCAACGAGCCTCCTTCTTTTCTTTTCCAGAAAGATCATCCCAATCATCACCTTTTGAGTCGTATGCCCCAAGTAGTTGTGATTTCGGAACGCTCCCATCTGAAAATCTAGGCGTGTAATCTCCACCGCCTTCTCCCGCGCAAGTATTACCTTCTTGGAAACCTTCGTTGCCTTCACTTCCTGCCCCGCAATTACTAGCAAACTCGTTTTTCTTCATGTTATACATTCTACGTCCTCGGTAGTTTCGATCCAAACCTTTGCGCCACAGGGTAGCGGTTTGTCTGGTCTGTATATGACTTTAGTGTGACCGTTGATTATCAACTCCGTACACTTGCTGTTGTCCTTGTAAGTCTTGCACGTTAGGGGTGGAACTCTCTCACCCGTTTTGTGGTTTCTCTTTATGATGTGCTGATTAACGTGTATCACTCGCTTCATTGGTTTCCTCCTTT